TCGGATTGTTCCAGAAGGATGGTCATATGAATGGAAGCGAAAATCCATTTATAATCAAGAAGATCCGTCCTACCAGATTAAATTGGCTGACGGCGGCTGGACACCTGTTCCAGCCAATCGGGATGCCCGCCATAAAGCATTAATGCCAACGGGAAATTACAATACAATTGAACGCGATGGCATGATTTTAATGGAGCGACCAAAAGAGTTGACAGATGAAGCAAAAGCTATAGAATTGCGTCGTGCTAGGAATCAAGTGCGTGCAAAAGAGCAGCAACTTAGCACAACACCTGATGGAACTCTTTCACGCGACGATGCTCGTGTAAGACCGCAGGTGAAGAAATCTTACGAAGCGATGCCTATTCCACAGGAATAAGGACGCTTCTAACCTGCCCTGTGGGAGGCGGGTTATCTTGTCGGGGTTGGCAGTGCTTGGCGCATAGCAACCTCATCACTCAGGAAAAATTGCTATGGCTAATACGCAAGCGTATTTTGGCTTTACGCAGTATCAGGGTGGTGCGGGTGGCGCTCCTACGTTTGCCCAATCTGTCCGTCGTATTGCGTCAGGCAACAGCACTGCTATCTACACTGGCGACCCAGTAATGCCAGTTGTTAGCACAGCTAATGGTTACATTACTCAAGCAGCACCGGGCACGACTACCCTTGCTGGTATTTTTGTTGGCTGCAAATACCTCAACACCTCTCTTGGCCGCACCGTTTGGTCTAACTATTGGCCGGGTTCGGGTGCAACAGGTGACGTTGAAGCTTATGTCATTGATGATCCGAATGCTCGTTTCATCGTTCAGACAAGCACAACAGCTTTCCCAATCACTGGCACATTGTCCAGCCAGACTTCTGGTGTTCAGGGACAGTATGCTCAGTTCTCCATTGGTACGGGAAACACGTCAACTGGTCGCTCAGGTGCGTATCTCTCGTCAGTCGGTACGACTGTTACCTTCCCATTCACCATTGTGGACTACCAAGTTGGTTTCCAAAACGGTGGCGACCCAACCAGCCAGTACTGCAACGTGATCGTTGGCTTCAACAACGAAATCTTCCGCAGCAACGGCGCTGGCCCAACTGGCATCAGCTAAGGAGTAAGGTGTTATGGCTGTTAATCTAAGTCAGATCAGAGACCTTCTCCTCCCCGGCCTCCGTGGCGTTGAAGGCAAGTACGAAATGATCTCGTCGCAATACGACAAGATCTTCACGAAGCACGAATCAAAGATGGCTCTGGAACGCACTGCTGAAATGCGTTACCTCGGCCTTGCACAGCTCAAGACCGAAGGTGGTCAGACGGCTTTTGATTCGAATGCTGGTGAGCGTTTCGTTTGGAACCAAGAGCATACTGAAATTGCTTTGGGTTACGCGATTACCCGTAAGGCAATCGACGATAACCTCTACAAGACCCAGTTCATGCCATCTAACCTTGGCTTGGTGGAATCATTCCAGCAGACTAAAGAAATTTATGGCGCGAACATCCTCAATACGGCACAGACGTACAACGCAGCAGTTGGCGGTGACGGTGTAGCACTTTGCTCCACGGCGCATCCAATTGACGGTGGTACGGTTGCTAACACGCCAACGACTCAGGTTGATTTGAACGAAGCTACGCTACTGAATGCAATGATTGCAATCCGTGCTAACTTCAAAGATCAGGCTGGTTTGAAGATCTTTGCCCGTGGCCGCAAGCTCATCGTTCCTCCGCAGTTGGAACCAGTTGCAATCCGTCTTACGAAGACTGAATTGCGTCCCGGTACTGCAGATAACGACGTTAATGCGATCATGATGACGGCAGGCGGACTCAGCGAAGGCTACATGGTCAACGACTTCTTGACCTCGTCTTACGCTTGGTTCCTCCTCACCAACATTGATGGCTTGGCGTATATGGAACGCATTAAGTTTGAAACAGACATGCAAGTAGATTTTGTCACTGACAACTTGCTTGTTAAGGGCTATGAGCGTTACTCGTTTGGCTATTATAACTGGAGAAGCATCTACGGTTCTTTCCCAACTTCGTAAATGTTGAGATGAAACTCGTGGATACTCAGAAAGGGTAATCCAAATGGCTAATACATCATTCTCGGGTCCACTGATTGTTTTTGGGCAAAACCCAACGCAGCCAGCGGATTACAATCCAGACATCGGTGGTTCGTCCCTGTTTTATGCAGGGACGGCTATTCTTGATCCACGCACACCATTCACATTCCTCCCCGGCGAATCACAGGCGGCGGTTGATTTTGGTTGGTTGGGCGTAGATAACATTACTACATTGAGCGCGGTGCCTTATACGGCGGCTTCGGCAGCAATTGTTGCTTCGGCTAACCCTACAAGTGCTACTCTTGCTTTAGTGACAACTAGCTCCTCAACGACGGGTGTGTATTATAATAATACAAACTTTGTTCGTTCAGATACTGGCGTGGCTGATACGGTTCTGGCACTTGATGCTTATGCATCTGTTACAGGCTCATTCAGCAATGGTGTACTGACAATAACGGCCTCGTCTAACCAGATGCCAATTGGTCCGGGCATGGTTGTTATTTCTACTTCGGGCACGGTATCTCAGGGTACTGCGCTTGGTACTCAAGTTGTTGCTCAGCTTACGACAACGGGAACTTATTCCACGGTGTCGCAAGGGACTACGGGCACATATCAGACTAACGGCAATTTGACTGCAACTTCTGGAACAGTGGTTCTTGCTTACCAGAACGTGCAGCAGTGCGCCGTGCCAAACAATGCTCAAACGCCGAGCCAAGGCAATTGGAGTCCACAGGCTCTTCTTGGTCGTGCAGTGAGTGTTACGGCAGCATCAGGTGCTACATATGCCACCGCAAGCGTTAATGGTTATGATGTCTACGGATATCCAATGACCGAAAATATTACGATTACGGCGGGTAGCACGGTCAATGGTAAGAAAGCATTTAAGTATATCAAGTCTGTGGTACTTTCGGGTGGCACGGCTGATACAACTCATGCTTATTCTGTTGGTACGGCTGATGTGTTTGGTCTTCCACTGCGTTCAGATACGTTTGGTGATATCATAGTAAACAATGCTTCGTCGCTAGTTGCTACGACATTGATTACTGCGGCAACAAACTATCTTCCTGCTGACCGCACCACTCCATCGGCCACAACGGCAGATGTTCGTGGAACCTTTGCTGCAACTTCAAGCAGCGGAGCTAATAAACTGATTGTCCGTCAGTCCCCTCAAGCCTATATGGTTCCGTACACCACGGGTCTATTTGGCTTAACCCAGTACTACAACTTCTAAGGAACTAGGCCATGAAGGCACATAAGGGTAAGTCTGAACAAGACGGCACACACGGCGAAGCTTACGCTGATGCTGCCGTTCATGATGCATACGCTGGTGGAAATTCGCCAACGGCGCATGAAGCGGAAGAACGTAAGCACGGTGGCCGCACCAAGCGCAAGCATGGTGGCAAGGTCCATCACCTCAACATGATGCACAAAGAGCATCATCACGAGCATCCAAAGGCTGAACATCGCGCAAAGCGTAAGCGCGGTGGTCATGTTCATGCGGAACACGCAATGCACGGCGAACATACCAAGCATCGTGCAGACCGCAAGGCGCGTAAAGCTGGTGGCGAAGTTGGCGCAAACATGCACCCACTTTCCACGGCAAATCGCGGCATGGAGCCGAAAGGCCACAAGTCCTACGAGCCTGAACACGATTAATGTTAGCGAGGGGGTGTAATAGCCCCCTCACTTTCTCATGGGTGTAGTATGACCGCAGCGTGGACACGTTCTGAAGGCAAATCACCGTCTGGCGGGTTAAACGCCAAAGGGCGCGCTTCTGCTCGTGCAGAAGGCCATAATCTTAAAGCGCCAACGAAGGATAAAGAAAATCCTCGTCATGATAATTTTTGCTCTCGGATGACCGGGGTGAAGCGGAAAATGACTGGATCGGCAAAAGCTGCTGACCCAGATAGCCGCATTAATAAATCACTGCGTAAGTGGGGCTGCTAATGTCTGATAAAGCATTTTGGGAAACTAAGTTACCCAAAGATCATCATACAAAGCATTTGACGCACAAAGAGCAGCAAAGTGCTAAAGCAAGAGCAAGGGCTGCTGGTCGGCCTTATCCGAATGCGGTTGATAATGCCGCTGCGGCACGTAAGAAGGGCAAGTAATTATGGTTAGTCAATCGCAAACGGGTGTTAATTGGCCTTCAATTACACAAAATGGCAAGTATGAGCCGTTTCAACTGCAGGTTTCGCGTGGTCAAATTACCAACCATGCGCCACAAAATATTTTTGGTTATGGCACGACTCCGGGAACGGCTAACTTATTCCGCACTATTTGGGAAAACATGGGTACAACGGAATACGTATTTCCATCCTCTGCGACTACAATGACATTGGCTGGTGGTGCGGGTGATACTGCAACCATTACGATTGTTGGCCTTGATGCCAACTACAACGTAATTTCCGAAAATGTCGTGCTAAATGGCGCAACTGGCGTTACAACGACCAATTCTTACCTTCGCATCAATAGTATGTTTGTTTCCGCTGGTAGCGCGACGAACCCTGCAAACGTGGTTACACTTACCAACGGCGGCGTAACATATGCTCAGATTAACACGGGTGTTTTTAATGGTGTAACGAGCAGCCTTGGCGCAACGCAGATGGCTGTGTTTACGGTTCCTGCAGGTTATACGTTCTATGGATGGCGCTATGGCGCTTATTCATCGTTTAACGGTAACAGCGCAAACTACACTACGTATCGTGCAATCACCAATTCTGCTTCCGGCGTTCAAAAGTTAATTGTGCAGACGCCATTCAACACGCAATATGCAATTCAACGTGAGTTTCCGTTCCCATATCCTGAAAAGACGGACTTGCGGTTCCAAATTGCACCAAGCGCGGCTGCAGCGGCAACGGTAAGCATTAACATTGGTGGTGTTTTAATAGCTAACGATACCGCTACGACTTTCTAAGGGGCGGGTATGACCACAAGCAATACGTATAACTTTAATCCTAGCTTGGGTGAATTGACGTTATACGCGTTCAATTTGGCTGGGGTTAGAAACACGGCTATTGCTCAGGAGCATATGGAATCGGCTCGCATGGCAACCAATTTGATGTTGTCGCGGTGGGCTAACCAAGGCGTTAATCTTTGGAAAGTGGAACTTGTGACGGTTAATCTTGTCACGGGTACTTCTACGTATAGCGTTGATCCAAATGTGGTCATGGTTTTGGATGCTTACGTAACAACGCCTAATAGCGGCGCAAATATTGATAGAATCATTTTGCCCGTAAGCCGGACAGAGTATGCTTCATACCCCAACAAACAGCAGCAGGGGTTTCCCACGATATACTGGCTGGATAGGTTAATTAGTCCAACGATTACGGTTTGGCCCGTCCCCAACACCTCTAATGGACCCACAACTTTAAGTTATTATGCCGTAACTCAAATTCAAGATTCTAACTTCACGGGTGGCCAAACGGTGGATATTCCTTATCGTTGGATGGAAGCATTTGCTAATGGGCTTGCTTATCGTCTGGCGAGGATCTGGAACCCGGCGCTTACCGCAATGTTAAAGCCAGAAGCTGACGAATCGTATGCGATTGCTGCTCAACAGGACACCGAGTATGTGTCCATGTATGTTTCTCCGCAGGTTTCTGGTTATTGGCGCAATTAAGGAGGCGTAAATGGGTTATGCCTCTAAAGTTGGTCGCGCTAGAGTAAGTTCTAAGAACCCACAAGCTTTAGGTGTCTGTGATCGCTGCGGTATGTGGTACAACCACGTTGATCTGGCTTGGCAGTTTGACTGGGGTGGCGCATCGCTTATTAACAAGCGTATTCTTGTATGCCGCCCTTGCAATGATATCCCGCAAAATCAATTGCGTGCTATTGTTCTTCCGGCAG